AACCAACTTAATGAATTTCACTAACGAGAATCGTGGTTTAGTTCCCTTTGTTAATCAGTTAGTGAATAGAGTTATTAGCGAGAGTTAATAATTTGGTCTTGGGTGGTTTGCTCTCTCTCTCCACCCTTGATTTAATGTCTAGTTATTTCAAAATACTTTAAGCTAGTTTTAGATGTGATGGGAGTTTCTGTATAGTGATAATCTATAAGATCAACTTCAGGATTCTTTTGTATATCATATAACATTTTATGAAGTTTGGTTTTATTAGGTACAACATCTATAAATCTAAAATTTACAAAATGTCCATATGGATTGTGAGATGTTTCTAATCTAAATTCTACTTCTATAATTTTTGCGTCTATATCCATTAGGATATATTACTTCTTTTTGTTTCGATTTAAAACCTTATCTGTCATTTTAGTAGAAAATGTTGCAGTAAATACAATAATAACTAAATACCAAACACTATCCGGTAAATCATTTATTATCCTTACCCATTCTTCAAAGTTATCTCTTGTGCTTTCAAACCACCCTGTGCTTAACATTGAAATTAACCAGATCATTAATATTTCGTCTTTCCAACTTTTATCTTGGCTTTTAATTCTAGTTATATCTACATCTTTTGCAGCTTCTATTTCTGTTGCTCTAATTGTTTTAACTTTTTCAGCTTTGTGTTTAAAATGGTCGTTAACTTTACTTACTGCTAATTTTGTGAGTGGGTTATTTAATAAACTAAAAATCATAAATATGTGTTACTTGTTAAAAATAATAATGTTGACCAGTATAGCAGAAGAATTGAATAAATTATATAAGTGAAGTTCATTCATGCTTAATATTCCTTATTTTTTATTTTGCAACTCTTTTGCTAATTCGCAGTAATGAATTATCTTATCCCATTTCTCGTTAGGGTTTTCTCCGACCTTATTTCGAAGTGCGTACTTTATAATATTACCTTGTATAAAGTCTAGCTTATTCTTTACTATAAACTCGATAGGTTGGATTTTATATTGCTTATAGTGCTTCCCACCTATTTGTTTATCAGTAGCCTTTAAATCGCTTCTATGACCCTTTAACCTAGACAATTTGACCTATCCAGTTACCCTTTTTATCTAATACCATTGGAATAAGTCTTGGAATACCATCTAGGATAATTCCACAACCAAGAATGAATCTAGTCTTAAAGTTCTTAGCATATTCAAATGCCATTGATTTTTGATTAGTTAAACAACCTACATTCATTCCAAAGAATAGATTGTCAGGATTTGCCCACCAAGAAATTACAAACTTCGTATGATAATGACCTTGAACTGCACTCATACCCATAGCTTGTGATACTTTTAAAATATCAGCACTCATACCATGAGTAAAGAAACACCTTTGACCATTAGACATAGTTAAAGTTATATTATCTACCCACTTCCACTTTTTAGTTCCTAAAAAATCTCCATAAGATTTAATAAATTGTTTGCTCATTCCAAACTTTAATGCTCGTCTAAATACTAAACTACTATGGTTACTATCTACTTCTGTAACTTTTGGAAATATTGTTTCTAGTTCCTTAATATATTTTCTTGTTAAATTAAGTTCATCTCCAGCACTAGGTAAATCTGGGTTAGAGTCGTGCATAGATATTGCGTGAAAATCAACACTATCGCCTATGTTAATAATTTTATCTGGTTTAAATTCTTTTTTAATTTCTTTTAAAAATTTGATTGAGTCCTTATGATGATAAGGAATGTGCATATCAGAAATGACAAGTATTCTTTTATTCTTCATACAAGTATAGCTTGTACCTTATTTTGATAATAATGTAAATATCACATAACCCATTGCACTAATCAATGAGCCTGTAGAGATTAGTAAAATTTTCTCTAATCGTTTTACTCTTTCTTCTATTGAGTGGATTTTATCGTGAGTTAGTTTCTGCATGATACGACAAAGTTTTTCGTGTGATTCTATTTTTTGTAATGCGTTTTGTTTAGCCATTACTTTTTCTTTCTTGGCTTATACTTTTTAATGCCTTGTGAGATGAATATGTTTTTATACAAAGAAACCTTTTTGCCAAATTTTTTATCTGCTTTTCTTTTTACAGCTTTATATGCTTTAGACTTCTTGTTAAAAGATTTTGGTTTCCCTAATCTTTTTGGTCTAGCTTTTGCGTATATAGGTTTCTTCATAGCCATTAGTATTTTCTCTTTCTTTTTTTCATAGCTGAATCTTTCATCAGTTTGCCATTTGGCATTCTGTGATAACCTTTAGGAACTTTTTTAGTTTTCTTTTTTTTAGCCATATTAATTACTTATCTTTCCACCAGACCATTTTGCATCTGGTAATCCATTAATATAGTTCTTTCCATCAAATGTCAAAACTTGCTTTCTATTTGAGTCTTGATTGAAACTACAATGAACCCAACCTGAATTAACACCTTCATCTGGTTTAAAAAATTCTAAAATAAGCTGGTCAAAATCACAGTTACCTTGAATCCATAAAGCTACTTCTAAATTACTAACACCAGCTATTTCAAAATCAACTGCTTGTCCTTTAGTATGTTGTGAGGTCTTGGAAGATTTAATTGCTACACACAATTCTTCACTACGATAGCCAGATGTAATAATTATTGGTTTATCAAACTTTGCTCGTACTAATTCTAATACTCCATAACATAAATCAGTAAGGTTTTTAATTTCTCCACTACCAGCTTTGTTAGTTATACCTAATCTAATAGCAGTAGATGATTTTTCAAATTCTTCTAATTTAAAGTGTTTGGATAATTGCATAATTATCTCCTTTAAGATTTAAAAATTTTATGGTTTAGTTGGAAAAACTGCGTTTTCACATTTAGCAACTGTATCTTTACCATCAGGTAAATCTCTTAATGCTTGTCTGTAAGTTGTCATGTCACTAGACATAGTTACATCTGATAAAGCATAGAAATCTGTAGCTGATAAAAGACTATTTCTTCTTTGTCTTAAATTTGCTAAAGCTCTAGCTGGTGCAGCAGCAAGAACAGCAGCTTCTTCATTATCTCTAGCAGTTTCTTCTGCTTCTGTAAATTGAACTCTGTTTCCGTTTATATTGTGGTATCTTGGCATAGTTTTATATACTCCTTTATGTTAAGTTTATCAAGAAATTCCGTATAATGAAATTTGACCAGAATCTATGTTGCCTGATGACATAGCAAACTGAACTCCATCTATTGCAGCAGTTACATTACAATAACCAGCAGTATATAAAATATAACTATATTGATTGCTATTTTGTAATTCCACATTAGCCATAAAATGTTTAGCAAAAGTTGTAGAACTTGGATTGTATAAAAATAATTCTCCACTACAAGATTGATCGTTGTCATTACCTAAATCATTTGCTAATGGTTGAGCAGATGTACTTTGTGCTAAATCTTGTGTTGCTTGATATTGTAATGCTGCTGTAACTCCACTTTCATTATGAAATGCTCTAAAAAATGTACTTGTTTTAGTAGCATCATAAGCTGTTGAACCATCTCTAAAATTAACATTAAAAGTTACATCATCAGTAGCTGGGTGCATATTAATAAATTTAAACACATACTCATCATAAGTGCTATCAATACCAGTTGTAAAAGATAAGTTAGCTGAACCAGATGCAGTTAAAGTTTGTATTAAATTCCATACTCCACCACCACCAGAACTAGCTTTAACTAATCCTGTATGTCTAGCTGAATTTTCTGATATTATTCCACTCATGCTGAATCCTTCATTCCATAGAGTTTGATTTTTCCAGATTGTATATTATTTGTATCTAATTTGAATTGCACAGCATCAATAGCAGCAGTAACATTGCAATATCCAGCAACATTACAAACAATAGAAATTGGTGCTGGGTCAGCAGTATCATCTACATAATTTATTCTTGACATAAAATGTTTAGCAAAAGTTGTAGAAGATGGATTAAATAAAGTCATTGAACCACTCGCACATTCATCATTGTCAGTACCAATTTGAGATGCAACAGTTAAATCTTGAAATGCTGTAGATTGTGATAAATCTTCTGAAGTATTATATTCAAATGCTGTAGCTTGATCTCCTTCAAAATGATACGCATAAAACACAGTTGTAGTTTTTGTTGCATCATAATCTGTACCACCATCTCTAAAACCAACTTGAAATTCACTACCACCAGCACTTGGGTGTATATTAATAAAAGAAAATCTGTAAATCGGATATGTTGAATCCAAGACAACACCATCAGTTCCATTAACAAAAGATAAAGTTGAAGATGAACTAGCTGTTAAAGTTTTAATCAATGTCCAAACGCCACCACCACCACCACTTGCAGCTTTAATTAACCCTGATGGTCTACCTACATTATCGGAAATTATACCTGTCAAGATGAAACTCCATAAAGGCAAATATCTCCAGCATCAATATTGCCAGAACTCATTTTAAACTGTACTGCATCTACTGCACTTGTTGTGTTGGCATATCCAGCTACATAAATATCCATTTCATAATCTGTTCTTCCATACATGCTATTTCTTGCAATAAAGTGTTTTGCAAATGTGGTGTCAGATGGATTAAAAATAGTTAATTGACCACTACAACTTTCGTCATTACCATTTCCTTGACCTTCTGTTAATGCTTGAAAGCCAGTTCCTTGTGCTAAATCTCTTGGTGTTCTATATCCTAATGCTGCATCACTACCATCTTCATAATTATATGTTCTAAAATAAGTTGTTGTTTTAGCAACATTATAATTGCTACCACCATCTATACTTACATTAAATTGAAATTCCACATCATCAGTAGCTGGATGAATATTATTATAAGTAAAAACGTATTCCTTGTAAGTAGAGTCTATTCCTGATGTAAAACTAATTGTTGCATCAGCAGAAGCAGTTTGTTTTGCTATAAAATTCCAAGCACCACCACCTTCAGGTGCTTTTACTAAGCCAGAACTATCAAGAATATTTTGTGCAACAATGCCACTCATAAATACTCCTATAATGTTTGATCTAAATAGCTAACTACTATATCTATATTTGCTGATGAAGCTGTCGCTGCACATAAATGATCTGTACCTTCAATAACAAATTTTGTTGTTAATTCAAAAGTTTCATTTGCACCGATTGCTTGATCTGATAGTAATTCATAATCTGTTCCACTACCATCATCATCAATATAAAGATCAAGTGTTTCTGCTGCACCAGCAGTTTCTGTAGCAAGAATTGAAAGAATAGTATAAGTGTGTCCACTTACTCCATTAATCAAAACACTTTCAGAGTTTGTAACTCCAGCTGTATGCGATACTTTTAATACTTCACTTGCCATATTTTCTCCTATTAATTAAAACCCAAAAACTAGGGCTTTTCCTGTTGTTGTTAAATGTCCACCATTTGCTGATACTGTTCCAGCACTATCCCCAGAAATCCAAACTACTGAACCATCTTCTCCATCAGATATTGATAATTGATCATCACCAGTTGCACTTGCAACGTCAGATACTCCAATTACAACATTACCAGAACCACTTGTGATATTATCTCCAGCATCTTTACCTATGCCAATATTATTATCACCACTTGTTAAAGAATCTAAAGCACTTGCACCTATAGCAACATTATAATCGCCATTAGCACCACTAGCACCATGTGCAGACCTATGACCTATACCAATATTAGAACCCCCTGTAACATAATATCCAGCAGAACTTCCTATTAAAACATTTTGAGATGTAGTTGATAATGTTGCAGCAGCATCTTTACCAATAGACATATTACCAGTACCTGATGTAATTGAAGTACCAGCATTTACACCTAAACTAACATTACTATCACCACTTGTTAAAGCATCTAAAGAACCAACACCAATTCCAATATTATCACTAGCACTATTTAAAGTTCCAGTTGTTGAATGACCAATTAATAAAGAATTTGAAAAATTTGTTCCACCCTCTTTAAATGTAACACCACCAGCATCACTATCTTGAAAATCAACTGTATTAGCTGTAAAATTAACAGTTGCTAAAGTTATATCAGCAGCACCATCATATAATTTTAAAAGTTGGGCAGTTGCAGCACCAGATGTATCTAACCAGATTGTTCCAGCTACTGCTGAACTTGGTCTTGATGCACCTGAATTAGATGAATTAATAGCAGATAAAACATCATTAATGTCTGATCTAACTGTAGGGAATGATGCGTTTGCTATATTATAATCGTGTTGTGCCATAATGTTTTCTTATATCCCTTTTAAAACCCTTTTGCAATAAAATCAAATGTTTTAGATATTGCTGAACCACCTGAATTTTTAAATGTTACGTTAAATCCATTAATAGTTTTTGATTCTACTAAAAAGAAATCTCCTGTTGCCATTCCTTGTCCTGTAATTCCTAGTGCATAATTAGCAGATTTATAAGGGTTTGTAAATGTAACAGTTTTAGTTCCAGCACCAGAAGTTATATCATTTCCACTAAATATTCTATCTTCCATATCTATTGTAACTGATACTTCTTCTACTACAGGAGTTGAAGCTAAATCGCTTGAAGTTAAAACAACTCTAAATTTAAAGTATCTAGCAGTATAATTACCAATTACAAAGTTTTGAAAAGATGTGTAAGTAGAGTTATCATTACTTGTTGCAATCTCAATATGTGCATTAGAATTAGCTGGTGTATCTCCATCAAAACTAGAATTTTGAGAATCAAATAATCCTGTTCTATTATCAAATAAATCGTCAGGGTCATCTGAAGTTTGTTTTAAAGTAGCTGTAAGTCTGCAAGTATGTGAAGCACCTATATCAACTATATCTGCAAATAAATAATTACCACTTGCAAAAAAATCTGCATTAGCTACACCAGAATCAAAAAATCTAGTTGTTTCTGCATCAAAGTTTCCACTAGCTGCATCAAATAATTCAGAAGAATCTAATCTTAATGTGTCATCTACTATTGCAGTATTTGTTAATGTTCCATCAAAGTCAGGGTGTTCAGATACAGATGTTATTGCATTAAAGTTTTGAATCCCTGTAACATTAGAAATAATAGCTGTTGCATTAGAACTAAAGTTTCCAAGTTTATCTACAGCTTTTATAAGGTAAGTTCCTACTCTTGCTGGTACATTAATTGATGTTGCTGGTCTTGATACTTTCTCTACTAAAGATACAGAGTTTGCCCAATCTCCTGTGCCATCTGTTAATGTTGAGTATCTAATTTGATAATATGCTAAATCTAAATCTGGTATTTGTGTCCATGATAAATGTGCTTCTTGTCCTAGAATATTACAAGAAAAATCTTCAACATCTTGTGGTGGTTCAATAGCACCTACAATAGTTCTAGTTGCTGTTACATAGGTTGATGATACTCCTAAAGTATTTACAGCTTTAACTCTTACATTATAAATCTTTTGGTCAATTACATTTAAGACTCTATGATTTAATCCTGAACCTTGTGCATAAATAATAAAATCTGAATCTGTACTTAACTTGTATTCCACTTGGTAATAATCAACAAAGCTATCTGTACTAGCACCAATAGCTACATTTAAAGCTACAATTACAGTTCCATCATTATATTCAATTAATTCATCATCTAATGTAACACTTGCTGGTGGTTGAATAACAAATGGGTTAGGTAAGTTTGTACTAGGTGTTGATGATACTTGTGTTTTAGTAGCCCATGTATAATGAGAGTCTTGATGTTCCATTAAATCTAAACCTAATGTAAAATCAGCATTAAAATTAATTCCTAATACTCTAAATTGTTTGTTTGAAAATCCTAATGAAGAATGTGTTACTCCTAAAATATCTCCTATGGCTATATCATAAGCACTAAAACTAACATTAATTGTTAGACCTAATGCTTCTCTTGATCTTCTTAATATAACTTCTGCTAGTTCTAAAGCTTGATATGGACTTGTAATAGTCTTTAAATCAAACCTTCCTTCAAGTAAGAATCCACCATCAACTGCTTTCATAGCTGCGTGTTTGTCTGCTGCTGAATATCCACTATCATCTATTTCAGGAAATTGAACTTCATCTACTTGATAGTTTCTATCAGGATTAACAAAAGAACATATAACTCTATTATATTTTGAATTTTTACTTGGACTTGCTAAAGTATAACCACCAATAATATCATCTTCTGTAATTGTAATTGATGATGAGCCTGTTGTTTCAACAATTAATTTATATTTACCACTAACATAAGGAAGATAACCTCTACAACCTTTTAAAAATTCTCTAACATTATCTATAACTGGACTTGATGTATCAATAACAGCATTACAATCCATTACATCTATTGTAGTTGAACCATAAGCTGTAACATCTGTATCACAAATTCCTGATGCAATATAAAAACTTGGTATATCAATATTA